GTTGGTATTATATTGGATACAGAACCTTCTGTTATATTAACTGAGCAGATTGACCCAAATTTTACTTACTTACTCATGCCTCATAAGAGTCCAGTTAAGGATATAAAAACAATTGAAAAGTTAACACCTGATTTGAATTTGCAAAAAATATTGATGGGTAAATTACAGAAATACAACTTGAAAGAATATAATATATATAGTCAGGTAGAGCCTGATAAAAGAGTTATAAATGATCTGAGATCAGTAATAAATTATTTGAAAAGCAATTCCAAATATAAACATAGAATGGAAAAAGTAACTACTAATATTGAAAAAAGTCTTTTAAACATTAATATAGATAAACGGAATTATGTAGAAACTTATTGTATAGATCAAGCAAAATGTGTCTTTTTGCTTAATCATTTTATCAAAGATTTACCTCTCATTGTAAATCATGATTATGATGATTATGTCATAAATGAAGATATATCATTAAATGAATGCTTTGATTTAGTGGTTAAGAATCACCTTAAACTTAGGGATATGACTATAATAAATGATGAAAATTATGAAAAAATAGATATAATATACTACTGGCTCAAACCACAAGCTAAAGTTGGTTCAGATTGGGTTGGATCAACAGAAGTTCTACTTAAGCTAAAAGATACAGTTTTTCAAATAACAATTGATAAAGGGGTTATAGAGCAATTGTTTATTTTCAACCCAGGATCTGGTGAAATGTCAAATTTAATGAGTTATATATTTATGAAGTTCATAAACTTCATGGGATTTAGCTTGAAGATGAGGGGTTGTGATTCAACACATTATGATTGGTTAGGTTATAGAACAATTGGTGAAAATATAGGTTATTTTAATAAAGACAATTGCAGTTATGGATTCCCTTATATAAATATAAATATAGATCCTTTATATAACTCATTAGCTGGAAGTAAGAAAGTGTCAGACATAAACAATAACCCATTTGGATTTGTGTTTAAGAATTACAGAAAGTCATTCAAAGTTTATTCACCAATTGAGATGTGGGATTTAAATAATCAGGTTTCTAAAAAAATAAAAATTTATTTTAAACAGGAATATCTAAATAAAAATAAAACTGTTTATCTAATAGATAAAATGATAAGATTGAATGTTTTGGATATAGATTTAACTATTGATGATTTAAAAGATAAGATAACAACTACTAAAGTAGTTGAAATTTGTGATGATATAGAAAGTTATGCTGGTGAAAATTCATTTGAGCAATTTTTTGAAGATGATATGCCTTTGTCTTCAAAACTTAATGAAGGGTTTCAATTATACTTAGATAATGTTGCACAGACAAATTTTGATAATGAAGGTTATAGAGATTTTATAGATAACTCTTTAAGAAGTATGTCTATAGACCCGAAAAGCTTGCCATTATCTATTAGAGATAATTATATGTCAAGGTGTTTAAGAGGTTTTGTTAATAATAATTTCAGTGAATATTTAGATGACTTATACAAGGTTGTTAATGATATAGAAAATGATAATAATGTTAGGAATTTTTTACAGAAATGGGGCTATGCATCATATAAGTTTAGTATGGAGCTTGGTAACGTTAACTATGATAAATTAGTTAGATTTGATGGCAATATATCTGATGTATTGCGTAAGTACATGTTTAAAAGTTATTCATATTTTATAGATAAACTAGCAATATTTTTCAATGAAAATACTTTCAAGATATTAAGATATTTGAGTGAATCAAATAATTATCAACACAATACCAGATGCAGAGGATCATTTATATACATGCTTCATGAGGCAGCTAGATACTGTAGCAATAAAATTAATTACATGAATAAACCTAGATATATTCTACAACAAATTATAAGAATAATCTGGAATGATA